TCTCATATCAGGAACTTGTTCGCACCTTCCCTAGGGAAAGACCCAAAATCGTTTAAAGTGATGTTTGATTTTCTATCGCATTACACACACATACTCCCTATGTCATATTACAAAATGGAACCGAATGGGAGAGGGACTGGTTGTTTTAACAAGTTCGATTTTGGATATATAATAATGGGTATGTTGCTATGTACTGAATCTTTGATTAAGTGTACTGAACGGTTGGTGGATATTTTCCCTGATGTTAAACGGTTAAGAAAAGGAACTAAATCAAAATTTACATTGGGCCCTAAACCAACAAAATAAAATTAGCTAGAGTTTCTCCACTTCGAAGGCTCCCAATGGGGGCTTTTGCATTTCAGGAGCTGGGAATCACTTTCACTTCCCCTTTGGTATAAGGGGGTGAGTCTGAGCTCCATTCCTCTCCTTACATTTTTTTCTCAGAGAACCCGCAGTCATAAGAGGTGGCTTAATGTCCGATCCTATTTCCGGTACTGGGTTAGCCGGAGGAGTTCTAACGGGAGTCAGTATTTATGGCCTGTTTACAGGTACGGATTATGGTGTTGTATTTGGCGCATTTGCAGGAGCTGTTTTCTACATAGCGACAACTGCAGATCTGACGGCAACGCGCCGACTGGCATATTTCATAGTGTCATATATCGCTGGGGTTTTGTGTTCTGGGTTAGTTGGTTCCAAACTGGCGAATTTGACCGGATACAGTGATAAACCTCTGGATGCTATTGGTGCCGTAATCGTCTCTGCTTTAGCCGTTAAAATCCTGACGTTTCTGAATAACCAGGATATCGGTTCGCTGGTGGCGCTCATAACGCGCCGGGGAGGTTCAGGTGGTACAAAATGACCTGTCGGCAACTTTTAATGCATTGCTTTGTGCTGGGGTAGTGTTAACCCTGATGTTTTACCGTCGCGGCGACTCGCGACATCGGCCGTGGATATCTCGTTTAGCGTGGCTGCTTACGGTCATGTACAGTGCCATTCCGCTGGCGTATCTGTGCGGTATTTACCCGTACTCATCATGGGGCACTATCGGGGCCAACATTATTTTCCTCTCTGTGCTGGTAGCCGTCAGAGGCAACGTGGCACGTCTGGTTGATCATCTGAGGCGCTAATGAACCAATCACAATTTCAGCAGGCGGCTGGTATCAGCGCCGGGCTTTCTGCGCGCTGGTTTCCGCACATTGATGCGGCATTGAAAGAGTTTGGAATCACAGCAGTTAACGATCAGGCCATGTTCATTGCACAAGTTGGGCACGAATCGGCCGGTTTTACCTCGCTGGTGGAGAGCTTTAACTATTCGGTAGAGGGGCTGAAGAAAACCTTTGGTAAACGCCTGACTCCGTATCAGTGTGAAATGTTGGGACGTATCGATGGTAGGCAGATAGCGCACCAGCAGCAAATAGCCAATTTGGTTTACGGTAACCGCTTGGGGAATAACTGCCAAGGGGATGGCTGGAAATATCGTGGTCGTGGCCTGCTTCAAATCACCGGCCGGGAGAACTACGCCAAATGCGGTACGGCGCTGAAGCTTGATCTAATCGGTACACCAGAGTTGCTGACGCAGGAGAAGCATGCTGCCCGTTCTGCTGCTTGGTTTTTCACGTTACGTGGTTGTCTCCTTTACTCGGGAGAGCTGGAGCGCGTCACGCAGATTATTAATGGCGGGCAGAACGGCATTAAAGACCGTCGTGAACGTTACGCCAAAGCTAAAGCCGCACTGGTGTGAGGTCACTATGGGACTTGAAATGATTATTGGCTTAGTTCTTGCTGCACTGGCAGCAATTGCTGGTGCTTTTGGTCTGGGCAAATCACGCGGTACCAGAATCGCTGAAACAAAAGCAGACCAGCAACGTACGGAAGAACGTGCAGCGGCTATTGAAGCGGTCGCCAAACGCAGGGTAGAGACAATAAAAGGGGCTAGGGATGTACAGCAGACTGTTAACCATCTTTCTGATGACGATGTTGACCACGAGTTGCGCGAAAGCTATACCCGCAAAGCCTGAAGTAACGGACACGACCTGTGACTGGGTGAACATCATCTACCTAACAGAGCACGATATTACCGTGCTGGATAAACAGACGAAGCGGGACATATTGGCGCATAACAAATCAGTGCAGGCTAACTGCAGGAAGAAAGCGGGGCATGAACGCAGAGAACTTAAGTAACGCGCATTACATCTATAACGAGATGAAAGAGCTACAGCGACAGAAAGGTATACTAGAAAGTGGCGCTGGGCTTGGTGTGACAATCCAGTCTGCCTATTAAGATAATGCCTTTATTGAGGCTATACGCCCACATGCAGTTGCTGAACTTGACCGCCACATTGAGGAAAAGAAATCCGTGCTGGTTAATTTGGGAGATTCCTTTTTTATACGAGCATAATAAAGCGGGTTGGAAACCCGCCTAAAGCACTTAGAAACTGCGTGGAGCTGTGGAAAGAATGGATGCCAGTTCTTCCTTTGATAAATCCCAGCTTCGATTTACAGCGTCAATTTTCTTAAACTCATCAAGCATTGCGTTATAGAGATGTTCTGTACGTGAATGAGTATTGGCAATGGGCTGTTTCTGTTCGGGGAAGCGATCAATTTTCTGATACGCCTCAATGATACTGAAGTAATCGCATTCATTATTACCGTCGAAACCTGGGAGCTGAATTTCCCCATCATGTATTTTTAGATGATGGTCACGGACTAATTCTTTTTGCTCGTCATCACTAAGTTTCCTGAAAGCATTGGAAAGTCCGCGGTACATATTCAATACAGCAGTAACAAAATCACGATCTTCTTTACTTGGTTCATCAACATCCAAATGTGAATATTCGGCCTTCATAACCCAATCATTACCAGATGACACAGCATATTTTACAAGCTGTGGATCAATATCAGTTTCGATACCTAGGTGGATGGCAATGTCACATAACAAAATGGTATTGATTTTATCCTTAATATCCATGAGTTAACCCTCTGAAGTAAAAAGTAATATCTACACCCGTTAGCTCATGAAGTCTATTGATCTGGCTCATATCAGCTGCAAATCCATTTCATGGAGATACTCAATGCAGGTCACTTTTGATTTATATAAGGGCGAAACATGCCAGCACTAATCCCACGCGCCTGCCGTAAACGTGGATGTGCAGGTACAACCACAGACAGTTCTGGTTACTGCGATAAACATCGTGGCGAAGGATGGGCACAGCATCAACGCGGATTAAGTCGCCACCAGCGTGGCTATGGCTCGAAATGGGATGCCATACGTGCGCGCATACTGAAGCGTGATAATCATCTGTGTCAGAACTGCCTGCGCAACGGGAGAGCCGTTGAAGCCAGAACTGTGGACCACATTATTCCGAAAGCTCATGGTGGCACGGATGCAGACAGTAATCTGCAGAGTCTGTGCTGGCCCTGCCATAAAGCAAAAACTGCGCGCGAACGTATCAACTGATAACAGTTCCCATCTGCAGGGGAGGGGAGGGTCAAATCTCTGCAGCCCTGGCTGCTCAGTACCGCCGCCTGACCCTTCCTCACATCGCCGCAGGTTCGAAAACTTTTTTTGGAAATGTGAACAAACGATTGATAGGTAAGACCGATTATGTCAGGACCTCCGAAAACCCCGCCACGCCTGCATTTGATACGAGGCAACCCCTCAAAGCGCCCCGTTAAAGACTCAAAAAAAACCGCTAAAAAGGATGAAAAAGGTCTCCCTAAAATTCCGCAGCATTTAGGGGCACAGGGGAAGTACTGGTTCAGGCGAATGGCGGAAGAGCTGAATGCGGAAGGGATCATTTCTCAGCTTGATGCGCGTGCACTCGAGTTGCTGGTGGAAGCCTATACCGAATATCGGCATCACTGCGAAACACTCGATGTTGAGGGGTATACCTACCGCACGGAAACGCAGAGCGGTGATGTACTGATTAAGGCGCACCCCGCGGCGGCAATGAAAGCGGATGCCTGGAAGCGGATCCGGGCAATGCTTGCAGAGTTTGGTATGTCACCGGCAAGCCGGGCTAAAGTAAATATTGCCGGACCGGATGATGTTGATCCGCTGGCGGAGCTTTTAAAAGCGAGAGACTGATGGCAAAAGTGGCTGACGGGATCCGCTACGCCGAACGTGTTGTTGCAGGAGAAATTGTTGCTGGCGAATTTGTCCGCCTGGCCTGCCAGCGTTTTCTTGATGATCTAAAGTACGGCGAAGAGCGGGGGATTTATTTCAGTGAACCACGTGCGCAGCACATCCTGAATTTCTACAAATTTGTGCCTCATGTAAAAGGGGCGCTGGCAGGCCAGCCTATTGAGTTGATGGACTGGCATGTATTTATCCTCATTAATATTTTTGGTTTTGTCATTCCGCTGGTCAATGAAGAGACCGGGGAAGTTGTCATGCGCAGCGATGGCAGCGGGCGCCCGGTGATGGTGCGCCGGTTCCGGACAGCATACAACGAAGTTGCCCGTAAAAACGCAAAATCAACCCTGTCATCGGGTATCGGTCTGTATATGACGGGGGCAGATGGTGAAGGCGGTGCTGAGGTGTATTCAGCCGCAACCACGCGTGACCAGGCCAGAATCGTGTTTGAAGACGCCAAAAATATGGTCAGAAAAGCCCGGTCGACACTCGGGCGGTTGTTTGATTTCAACAAGCTGGCGATTTACCAGGAGCAGAGCGCATCAAAATTTGAACCGCTTTCTTCGGATGCAAACAACCTGGATGGTCTGAACATCCACTGCGCCATTATTGATGAGCTGCATGCACATAAAACCCGTGACGTGTGGGAGGTTCTGGAAACGGCAACCGGTGCCCGTCTGCAGTCCCTTTTATTTGGTATCACCACGGCAGGGTTTAACAAGGAAGGGATTTGTTACGAGCAGCGTGATTATGCCATCAAGGTATTGCGTGGCTATAACAGCGACGTGGAGGGCGCTGTAAAAGACGACTCCTACTTTGCGATTATTTACACCCTCGATGAGGGAGATGATCCGTTTGATGAAACGGTCTGGCAGAAAGCGAATCCTGGCCTGGGCATCTGTAAACGCTGGGATGATCTGCGTCGTCTGGCGAAAAAAGCGAAAGAACAGGTCTCTGCGCGGGTGAATTTTTTTACCAAACACATGAATGTGTGGGTAACAGCAGAGTCTGCCTGGATGGACATGATTAAGTGGGAGAAGTGCGAATACATTGCCCCGCGACATGAGCTGAAAACGTATCCCATGTGGGTCGGCGTTGACCTTGCTCATAAGATTGATATCTGTGCGGCGGCAAAACTCTGGCGAACGGATAACGGGCATGTTCATGCCGATTTTAAATTCTGGCTCCCGGAAGGACGGCTGGAACGATGCTCGCGGCAGCAGGCAGAACTTTACCGGAAGTGGGCGGAGATGGATAAGCTGATTCTGACGGATGGTGATGTTATCGATCATGCTCAGATAAAAAGTGACTTACTGGAATGGATTGGTGGTGAAAACCTCAGGGAACTGGGATTTGACCCGTGGAGCGCGATGCAGTTCAGCCTAGCACTGGCTGAAGAAGGGATACCGCTGGTGGAGGTTCCGCAGACGGTTCGCAATCTGTCAGAGGCCATGAAGGAAACGGAATCACTGGTCTATGCCGGACGTTTCCATCACAGCAATCATCCGGTCATGAACTGGATGATGTCTAACGTTACGGTAAAACCGGACAAAAACGACAATATCTTCCCGAATAAATCCACGCTGGAAGCCAAAATCGACGGCCCTGTTGCGATGTTTACAGCAATGAGCCGGATGCTGGTCAATGGTGGTGAACCGGAGCCGGATCTGTCTGAACATCTGGTCAGCGTGGGCATCCGCTCGCTTTAACCGAGGTCATTATGTTTCTGATAATTCTCGCGCCACTGGTGGGCGTGCTGGGTGCGCTTTTGCTGGCGTATGGTGCCTGGCTGATTTATCCCCCGGCGGGTTTTGTTGTTGCCGGGGCGCTGTGCCTGTTCTGGTCGTGGCTGGTGGCGCGATATCTCGACCGTACACAGCCGTCTGTCGGCGGAGGTAAATAGTGTTCTTTTCGGGATTATTTCAACGAAAAAGTGACGCGCCGGTGACCACGCCAGCAGAGCTGGCGGATGCTATCGGGCTGTCATACGACACCTATACCGGAAAGCAGATCAGCAGCCAGCGGGCCATGCGACTGACGGCGGTTTTTTCCTGCGTCAGGGTGCTGGCAGAGTCGGTCGGGATGTTGCCCTGCAATCTGTATCACCTGAACGGCAGCCTGAAACAGAGAGCCACCGGCGAACGTCTGCATAAGCTGATCTCCACGCATCCCAATGGATATATGACGCCGCAGGAGTTCTGGGAGCTGGTGGTCACCTGTCTGTGCCTGAGGGGAAACTTTTACGCCTACAAAGTGAAAGCATTTGGCGAAGTGGCTGAACTGCTGCCCGTCGATCCTGGCTGTGTGGTACCGAAGCTTAACAGTAGCTGGGAGCCGGTCTATCAGGTCACATTCCCGGACGGCTCCACGGATGTACTGAGCCAGGAGGATATCTGGCATGTGCGCACGCTGACGCTGGACGGACTGGTGGGGCTGAATCCCATCGCCTATGCCCGCGAGGCAATATCGCTGGCGGCAGCGACCGAAGAGCACGGGGCCAGACTGTTCAGCAATGGTGCGGTGACGTCCGGTGTGTTGCGTACAGAGCAGACGCTGTCAGATCAGGCTTACGAGCGCCTGAAGAAAGATTTTGAGGAGCGTCACACCGGGCTTGGCAATGCTCACCGCCCGATGATCCTTGAGATGGGGCTGGACTGGAAGTCGATGGCGCTGAACGCCGAGGACAGCCAGTTCCTGGAAACCCGCAAGTTTCAGCTTGAAGAAATCTGTCGTCTGTTTCGGGTGCCGTTGCACATGGTGCAGAACACCGATCGCGCCACCTTCAACAATATCGAAGAGCTGGGGCTGGGATTTATCAACTATTCACTGGTGCCGTATCTGACCCGCATTGAGCAGCGGATCAACACCGGACTGGTACGAAAAAGTAAGCAGGGCGTTTATTACGCCAAATTTAACGCCGGGGCGTTACTGCGCGGGGATATGAAGTCCCGTTTTGAAGCCTACGCCACCGGGATCAACTGGGGAATTTACTCTCCTAATGACTGCCGCGACCTGGAAGATATGAATCCGCGTCCCGGTGGTGATGTCTATCTCACCCCGATGAACATGACCACGAAACCCTCCGATGGCAGTAAAGCCGGTAAGCAGAAGGATAACGCCAATGCAGACGAAACAACGTCTTGATGTACCGCTGAGTCTGAAATCTGTCAGTGACTCCGGTGAGTTTGAAGGGTATGGCTCCGTCTTTGGTGTAAAGGACAGCCACGATGATGTGGTGATGTCCGGGGCATTTGCTGCTTCCCTGCGGGCGTGGAGTGACAGAAAAGCGTTACCTGCGCTGCTCTGGCAGCACCGCATGGATGAACCCATCGGTGTTTACACCGAAATGAAGGAAGACGATGTCGGGCTTTACGTCAGGGGACGGTTGCTTATTGATGATGATCCCCTCGCAAAACGCGCACATGCACACATGAAGGCCGGTTCGTTAACCGGCCTTTCTATTGGGTACGTCCTGAAAGACTGGGAATACGACCGGAGCAAAGAAGCCTTTCTGCTGAAAGAAATCGACCTCTGGGAAGTCAGCCTGGTGACGTTCCCGTCTAACGACGAGGCGCGGATCAGCGACGTCAAGAACGCACTGGCCCGCGGGGAAATCCCCGAACAGAAAAAAATCGAAAGAGTCCTGCGTGATGTCGGACTCTCCCGTACCCAGGCCAAAGCATTCATGGCCGGGGGCTATGGCGCACTGTCCCTGCGCGACGCTGAGGATGTGGGCTCTGCACTGAATGCACTGAAAAATCTGAACTTCTAATCAGGAGAAATACGATGGCGGTTGATATTAAAGATGTCGAACAGGTCGCGCAGGAGCTGCAGCAGAAGTTTGACGACTTCAAAGCAAAGAACGACAAGCGCGTTGAGGCGATTGAGCAGGAAAAAGGCAAACTTGCCGGGCAGGTGGAAACCCTGAACGGAAAACTCAGCGAGCTGGAAAATCTCAAAAGCGATCTTGAAAAAGAGCTGCTTGAGCTGAAACGTCCGGCAGGTGGTGCGCAAAATAAACTGGCCACCGAGCATAAAGAAGCGTTTGTGGGCTTCCTGCGTAAAGGCCGTGAAGATGGTCTGCGCGATCTGGAGCGTAAGGCATTACAGGTGGGCACCGATGAAGACGGCGGCTATGCCGTGCCGGAAGAACTGGATCGCAACATTCTCAATCTGCTGAAAGATGAAGTGGTGATGCGCCAGGAAGCCACGGTGATCACCGTTGGCGGTTCCGACTACAAAAAACTGGTGAATCTGGGCGGCACGGCTTCCGGATGGGTTGGCGAGACTGACGCGCGCTCCCAGACTGCCACCTCAAAACTGGGACTGATTGAACCTTTCATGGGGGAAATCTACGGTAACCCGCAGGCCACCCAGAAAATGCTGGATGATGCTTTCTTCAACGTGGAGGCCTGGATCAACAGCGAGCTGGCAACCGAATTTGCCGAACAGGAAGAAATTGCCTTTACCACCGGCGATGGTACCAAGAAGCCGAAAGGGTTCCTGGCGTATGAGTCCACTGATGAAACCGACAAGGTCCGGGCGTTCGGCAAACTTCAGCATATTGTATCCGGCGAAGCGACGGCAGTGACCGCAGATGCCATTATCAAACTGATTTACACGCTGCGTAAGGCACACCGCACTGGCGCGAAGTTCATGATGAACAACAACAGCCTGTTTGCCATCCGTCTGCTTAAAGACAGCGAGGGTAACTATCTGTGGCGTCCGGGGCTGGAACTGGGGCAGCCGTCCTCTCTGGCGGGTTACGGTATCGCTGAAAACGAACAGATGCCGGATATCGCCGCTGATGCGAAAGCCATTGCATTTGGTAACTTCAAACGGGGTTACACCATCGTTGACCGTATCGGCACCCGCATTCTGCGTGACCCGTACACCAATAAACCGTTTGTCGGTTTTTATACCACCAAGCGCACCGGCGGGATGCTGGTCGATTCGCAGGCCATCAAACTGCTGAAGATTGCAGCAGCGTAATCATTCAGGGGGCGCAGAAGTGCGCCCCTGTTCTGACAGGTGAAAGAATCATGATCCTGAAACAAGATCTGAAATGGTCACCGGACGGTATGCGTGTTGAGATTATTCGGGCCGGTGAGTATGAAGATAAAGAATTACCCGAACGGGTACGCGAAATTGCCACTGCAGCTGGGATTGTCTCTGATAAGAGAACACCTGTTGCGCGGGGGGCTGATAAGTCTAAAAAACAGCATTCATAGAGGTTGCCCAAATGATGCCCACTCTGGAAGAGCTTCGTGTTCAGTGCCGGATTGATGATGACAATGAACAGGAGAATTCTCTTCTTATGATGTATCTGGCTGCTGCCAGGGAAGAGGCTGAAAAGTTTTTAAACCGGACGCTTTACGATGAAACTGTTTCTGAGCAGGATACGACCGGGCTTGTAATAACACCTCTGATAAAACTGCGTCTTATGCAACTGGTTGGCTACTGGTACGAGAACAGGGAAATGCAGGATGCAGTGCCTGATTTTTTCTATACCGGACTGCGGATGTATCGATTTCATCCCGGAACATAGGAGGATTCATGCAGGCAGGAAGATTACGTGATCGTGTGGTTATTCTGAATGCCACCACCGTTCGGTCTCCGTCAGGGCACCCTGTGGAAACAATGACGGAGGGGGCAACCATATGGGCAGAAGTTAAGGGGATCAGTGGCAGGGAGAGAATATCCGGAGGCGCAGAAACTGCTCAGGCTACAGTGAGGGTCTGGATGAGATTCCGGCGAGATGTAACAGCAACTTCATGTCTGAAAGTGCTGACTGGTGCATTCAAAGGCGCGATTCTGAGTATAGACGGTCCGCCGATACCGGATGCTCGTGCCACACGGCTTGAGATACTCTGTTCTCAGAAGGGGAATGTGTGATGGATTTCAGTCTTGATTTTTCAGGTCTGGCGGATATTGCACGGGATCTGGAGACGCTCAGCAGGGCAGAAAACAATAAGGTACTGCGCGATGCCACCCGTGCCGGTGCTGAAGTTATGCGGGATGCAGTTGTTGAACGTGCGCCGGAGCGAACCGGGAAACTGAAGAAAAATGTGGTTGTTCTCACTCAGCGTTCAAAGCGTCGGGGGGAAATTATCTCGGGTGTCCACATTCGTGGACGGAACCTGCGGACCGGAAACAGTGATAACAGCATGAAAGCCAGTGATCCCCGAAATGCGTTTTACTGGCGCTTTGTGGAGCTGGGAACGATAAACATGCCCGCGCATCCGTTCATTCGCCCGGCTTTCGATACGACAGAGGAACTGGCAGCACAGATTGCCATACAGCGAATGAATCAGGCTATTGATGAGGTCTTAAGTAAATGAGAGAGACCACACTGTATTCCCTGCTGTCTCAACTGGCCGGAGGACAGGTTTATCCTTATGTGGTCCCGCTGACGGAGGGAAAGCCTGCGGTATCTCCGCCATGGCTGGTATTTTCTGTGGTGTCTGACACTGCGTCTGATGTGCTTGATGGTCAGGCTGAATCCAGAATTACCGTGCAGATCGATGTCTGGGCAACAGTACCTGATGACGCAGATGATATCCGTGAGCAGGCGCTTGATGCGGTAAGGCAACTTGCACCCTCCGTTATTTCTAAAACTCAGGGTTATGATCCTGATTCCCGTCTGAGCAGAGCCACGCTTGAATTTCAGGTAATAGCCTGAGGTCGTTAATGATTTTACCCACCCGCCGCTGGCGGGTTTTTTATTTTCAGGAGACGAGTATGTCCTCTAATTTTGAGCGTTCGCAACTGACGAAAATTATGATTTCGTCTGCACCGGTAACAGCAGAAACCCTGGATTCTGCCAGCTATCTTGGTCTGAGCTGTACAATCAAAGAGGTGCAGTTTACCGCAGGACAAAAGCAGGATATTGATGTCACCACGCTGTGTTCTGTTGAGCAGGAAAATATTAACGGTCTTGGTGCCGCGTCAGAGATTTCCATGTCAGGCAACTTTTACCTCAATGCTGCCCAGAACGCGTTGCGCAGTGCCTATGACAATGACACCACGTATGGCTTTAAAGTTATTTTTCCGTCAGGAAACGGATTTACCTTTATGGCAGAGGTGCGTCAGCATACCTGGTCTGCAGGAACCAATGGTGTTGTGGCTGCAACGTTTTCCCTGCGCCTGAAAGGTAAACCTGTGCTGACGACAGAGCCGCTGAAAGTGAAGGTCGATTTAAACAGCACGCTGCAGGTTTCTGCCGGAGCGAAACTCGAAATGGTGGTTGAGGCTGCCGGTGGTGTGCCGCCTTATTCTTATGTCTGGAAGAAAGGTAGTTCTCCTGTTTCCGGACAGACGGCGGCAACATTCAGTAAGGCATCAGCAGCATCAGGTGATGCCGGTGCGTATACCTGCGAGATTTCTGATTCAGCAAGCCCTGTTAACAAGGTGACCTCCACTTCCTGCACTGTTACCGTCAGTTAATGAGGATAGATGTGATGACTAAAAATATCCGCAATCTGGCACTGGCAACGATGTCGGGGTTTCGCCATAAAACTGTTGATGTGCCTGAATGGGAGGGAGCAACGGTTGTATTACGGGAACCTTCTGCAGAAGCCTGGTTGCGCTGGCAGGAGATCGTTAAAGCAAAAGATGATGAGACACCGTTATCCGTTGCGGAGCGCGCCCGCCGAAATCTGGAGGCAGATGTTGAACTGTTCATTGATGTTCTGTGTGATACCGGACTGCAACCTGTATTTTCAGAGGATGATCGTGAACAGGTGATTGCCGTGTATGGTCCGGTGCATGCGCGGCTTCTTCGGCAGTCTCTGGAACTGATCAGTGATGCCGGCGAGGTTAAAAAAAAGTAGCGCTTCCGGGGATGCGTTTTCTGATGATGCTGGCGCTCAGGATGGGGCGCACATTGTCAGAGTTACGCCGGGAAATGTCAGCATCAGAAATCATGATGTGGGCAGAATTTGACAGGTTCAGTCCGCTGGGGGACGAACGGGCTGATATCCGGGCTGCCCAGATTGTTTCAGCTGTTTACGGTGCGCAGGGGGTCAAAGTGCCACTGAATGATGCGCTTCTTCAGTGGGAGAAGGAGCAGACAGAAGGCGTATCAGATCCATTTGCCGGACTGGAAAACGCGCTTTTAATAGTGTCTCAGTGAGTCAACATAACCGCTTCGGCGGTTTTTTTTCGTCCGGAGAATGAGTGTGGCGACATTACGTGAACTGATTATTAAAATCTCGGCAAATTCCCGGTCATTCCAGTCAGAGATCTCCCGGGCTTCGCGTATGGGGCAGGATTACTACCGTACCATGCAGAACGGAGGCCGGCAGTCCGCTGCTGCATCCCGTGAAATGCGGCGTGCACTGGCAGAAGTGACGGATCAGATAAATACAGCTAAATCTTCGGCACTGAATATGGCGGGGGCATTTGCCGGAGCTTTTGCTACCGGTCATCTTATTTCTCTCGCCGATGAGTGGAATTCAGTAAATGCCCGTCTGAAGCAGGCTTCACAGTCCAGTGATGATTTTCAGGTATCACAACGTGAATTAATGGCAATCAGCCAGAGAACGGGAACGGCGTTTTCTGATAACGCCAGCCTTTTTGCCCGCTCTGCAGCTTCCATGCGGGAGTATGGCTACAGTTCTGAGGAGGTACTGAAAGTCACCGAGGCGATCTCCACGGGCCTGAAATTATCCGGTGCCAGTACAGCAGAAGCCAGTTCGGTGATCACGCAGTTCAGTCAGGCACTGGCGCAGGGAGTGCTGCGCGGTGAAGAATTTAACTCTGTGAATGAGAACGGCGATCGTGTTATTCGTGCGCTGGCTGCGGGAATGGGTGTTGCCCGTAAGGATCTGAAGGCCATGGCGGATAACGGAAAACTGACCGCCGATAAGGTTGTTCCTGCACTGATTAGTCAGCTTGGGGCGTTGCGTGATGAATATGCAGCAATGCCTGATACTGTTTCATCCTCTGCAACCAAAGTTGAAAACGCCTTTATGGCCTGGGTTGGTGGTGCGAACGAGGCAAGCGGAGTGACAAAGACACTCACCGGGGTGTTGAATGGTGTTGCAGACAATATTGATACCGTGGCTGCTGCAGCTGGCGCACTGGTTGCCGTCGGGGTAGCCCGATATTTTGGCAATATGGCGTCGTCTGCTGGATCTGCAACTGCCGGATTAATTACTGCAGCCAGAAACGAAGTGGCTCTTGCTGAAGCGCAACTTCGGGGGACACAGATAGCAACCGCCAGGGCGCGTGCGGCGGTTTATCGTGCGCAACAGGCGGTTGTTGCTGCTCGCGGTACCGAAAGGCAGGCCGCAGCAGAAGCGAAGCTGACAGCTGCCCAGGCGTCACTTACCCGTAATATTGCGGCCAGAACAGCTGCACAGACAACGCTGAATACTGTCACGTCAGTGGGGAGTCGTCTGTTAAGTGGTGCGCTGGGGTTGGTTGGTGGTGTGCCGGGACTCGTCATGCTGGGGGCGACGGCCTGGTACACGATGTATCAGAATCAGGAGCAGGCCAGAGAATCTGCACGCCAGTATGCCGCAACAATCGACGAAATTCGCCAGAAAACGTCGGCAATGTCGCTTCCTGAAGCGTCAGATAATGAGGAAAAGACGCGGCAGGCACTTGATGAGCAAAACAGGTTAATTGACGAGCAGAAAAGTAAGATTAAATCCTTACAGGAAAAAATTGCTGGCTATCAGTATGTGCTGGCAAACCCGGGCTGGACAACCGATAACGGTTTTATGATTAACCACATGACGTCGGTAAAAACTGTCACAGAAGGGCTTGCAGAAGCAACAAATCAACTGGCAGTTGAACAGTCCCGTCTCACACAAATGCAGGGCAAAGCGCAATCCATTCAGGATGTGCTTGCCGGGCTGGAGGAGCGACGGGTGGCGTTGATCCGTCAACAGGCCGCGGAACAAAACAAAGCGTATCAGTCCCTGTTGATCATGAATGGGCAGCATACCGAGTTTAATCGCCTTCTCGGGCTCGGTAATGAATTACTTCTGCAGCGACAGGGGCTGGTGAATGTACCGTTACGGCTACCACAGGCAACCCTGGATGATAAACAGCAGACCGCACTGAATAACAGCGAGCGCGAACTGGCTCTGTCCCGCCTGAAGGGGGAAGCCCGTGAGCGTGCCCGCCTGGGTTATGCTGCGGATGATCTCGGCTTTGTGGGAGAGGCGTATCAGACAGCCAGACAGAATTATATCAATAACTCACTGGATGCCTGGCGAAATAACCAGGCAAATAAACCCAAAGCGTATAAAAAGACCGAAGCGGAAAAAACAGAAGATATTTATAAACGGCTGATTAAACAGCAAAAAGAACAAATAGCACTGGCAGGGCAGAATACTGAACTGGCTAAGATGAAATATCAGGTCAGTCAGGGCGAATTATCAACCCTGTCAGAAGCGCAGAAAAAAACGCTTTTGCAGAATGCAGCACTCATCGACCAGAAAAAGATTCGTGAGCAGCTTGCTGCGTATGAGAGCAGTCTGGCGGACAGTAATGCCAGTGCCCGGGCATCTGACGAAGCGCAGTTGCTGGGATATGGTGAAGGCTCACGGATGCGTGAACGACTCCAGGAAATGTGGAGTATCCGGCAGGCGTTTGAGCAGAAAAATAACGAGCTGCTGAGACAGTATCAGGCCGGAGAAATTGAAGAAGCCCTGTGGAAACAGGAGAAAGAACTGAATAAAAAATATCTGGAAGAGCGTCTCAGCGATCAGCAGGATTATTATGCAAAGGCCGATGCTTTACGTAATAACTGGAATGCCGGACTCCAGGAGGGACTGACCAACTGGGCAGACAGTGCCACCGATTATGCTTCACAGGCGGCAGATGCTGTCGTTTCCACGATGGACGGGCTGGTATCAAATATTTCCGATGCACTGGCCGGGAATGTTGTGGACTGGAGGAACTGGGGGAGTTCAGTTCTCCGGGAAGTTTCAAAAATTCTGATGAATGCAGCCATTGTTAACGGACTGAAATCACTCTCCGGTGCCGGAGGGTGGCTTGGTACGGTCGGCGGATGGATTTCGGGGGCAGTGGCAAACGCAAAAGGTGGTGTTTACACATCGGCAAATCTGAGTGCTTACAGTAACACTATTGTGGATACACCGACGTATTTTGCTTTTGCGAAAGGTGCCGGGTTGATGGGCGAGGCCGGGCCTGAAGCAATCATGCCACTGACACGGGCAGCGGACGGCTCTCTTGGGGTCAGGGCCATTGGAAATGTGAATGGTGGTGGTGGATTTGTTTATTCTCCCGTGTATCACATCAGCATTCAGAATCAAGGGAGCAATGGCGAGATAGATGCGCGCTCAGCCAGGGGACTGGTGGATCTGATCGACAGCAGGGTTGTGTCAATTATGCAGTCATCGCGTCGGGATGGAGGATTGTACAGTGCCTGAGCCTGAAGTTTTTAACTGGATCCCCCGTGAGGGGATGGAGACGACACGAAAGCCATCAGTTATTACGGTAAAGTTTGGTGACGGATATGAACAGCGACGGGCTGGTGGTCTGAATGCGGATCTGAAAACGTTTAAACCGGTATTTCGTGTCACAGATGAATATTCCCGTGCCGCGCTGGACAGTTTTTTATCCCGTCATGCCGGGATTCGTGCTTTTTTGTGGCGTCCGCCAAAACACAACAGGACTGTCCGGGTTGTCTGCAGGGAGTGGAGCATTTCGGATAATGCCATGTATACCGATTTTAACTGTACCTTTGAAGAGGTCACTCACTGATGCAGGATATACAGCAGGAAACACTCAATGAGTGCACTAAAACGGAGCAATCCGCGCTGGTCGTGCTCTGGGAAATTGATCTGACAGAGGTCGGCGGAGATCGTTATTTCTTCTGTAATGAGCAGAACGAAAAAGGTGAACCAGTCACCTGGCAGGGGCGGCAGTATCAGGCTTATCCCATTCAGGGAAGCGGATTTGAGATGAACGGCAAAGGAGCCAGTGCAAGGCCAACGCTTAAAGTCTCTAATCTGTACGGCATGGTCACCGGGATGGCGGAAGATCTGCAGAGTCTGGTCGGCGGAACGGTGGTCCGGCGTAAGGTTTACGCCCGTTTTCTGGATGCGGTGAACTTCGTCAACGGAAACAGTGACGCCGATCCGGAGCAGGAGGTGATCAGCCGCTGGCGTATTGAGCAGTGCAGCGAACTGAGCGCGGTCAGTGCCTCTTTTGTGCTGTCCACACCGACGGAAACGGATGGCGCTGTTTTTCCGGGGCGCATCATGCTGGCCAACACCTGCACCTGGATCTACCGCGGCGATGAGTGCGGTTATGATGGCCCGGCGGTCGCGGATGAATATGACCAGCCAACGTCCGATATCACGAAGGATAAGTGCAGCAAATGCCTGAGTGGTTGCAAGTTCCGCAATAACGTCGGCAATTTTGGCGGCTACCTTTCCATTAACAAACTTTCGCAGTAAACCCATGACAGAGACAGAATCAGCGATTCTGGCGCACGCCCGGCGATGTGCGCCAGCGGAGTCGTGCGGCTTCGTGGTGAGAACGCCGGAAGGGGAAAGATATTTTCCCTGCGTGAATATCTCCGGTGAGCCGGAGGCGTATTTCCGGATGGCTCCGGAGGACTGGCTGCGGGCAGAAATGCAGGGTGAGATTGTGGCGCTGGTCCACAGTCACCCCGGTGCTCTGCCCTGGCTGAGTGAGGCCGACCGGCGGCTGCAGGTGCAGAGTGATTTGCCGTGGTGGCTGGTCTGCCGGGGGGCGATTCACAAGTTCCGCTGTGTGCCACATCTTACCGGGCGGCGCTTTGAGCACGGGGTGACG